GCAGGGCGCGTTTCAGGCGCGACGGCGGCGGGGCCGGCGGCGTCTTGCTCTTTCGGGGTTGGCGCGGCTTGCTCAAGGCCGTCTCCTTTCGGTTGATGCCGCCCTATGCGGCCTGCGCGGGGGCTCCCGCGTTCTCGATCGAGGCCACGCCCTGGCCGGCGTCGCGCAGGGCGCTGGCGGCGGCGGTCATGGCCTCGTTTTCCTGTTGCTGCGCGGCCGCGGCCTCGCGCGCCTCGCGCATCTCGGCCACGCGCTGGCGGCTGTTCATCACCGCCGGGCTGACGCCGACGGCGTCGCCGACGGTGCGCAGGGCCTCATGCACGGCGATGACGTCGCCGGCCGTCTCGTCGAACTGCCGGGCCGCCGCGGCGGCGTCGAACAGGCGCAGCACGCCATCGACCACCAGCCCGCGCTGGGCCTTGGCCAGCGGGCCGTCGTAATCCCAGTCCACCTCGACGCCCGACAGGGCCGCCGGCGGGGCCGGGATCAGGTCCTCGTCCGCCAGCACCTGCAGGGTGCGATCCGCCGCCTTGCCCAGCAGGTCGCGGTCGAACGTCGGCACCAGATAGCTCATGGCGCGCAGGCGCAGGTCCCGCCGCTCGCGGATTTCCTCGGCCGTGACGTTGGCCGCGTCCCTGAGTGAGGTGAACTGGCCGAAGAAGACGCGCTCGATATTGCTCTGCAGCGCGGCCATGCGGCGCTCGGCCCATTGCGGGTCGCCGGCGATGTCCGCCTTCTGGATCGCGTCGCGCAGAGACTGGAACCCCAGGTTGGTCGGGTCATAGACGTTGATCTGGCCCGGGCGCCGGTCCAGCCGGTTGCCGAACAGCCGCATCGGGGCGAACAGGACCGGATCGTTGATCAGGTCGATGGCCCGCTCCAGCCCGCCCGAAAAGTGGTTCAGGGCCATGGCGTCGGGCAGGGCGTCGAAGCCCAGCCCCGTGGCGTAGGGGCTGTTTTCCCAGGTGTCCATGCGGGCCACCTGGTAGGGAAAGCTGTCGTATCCCTCCTCGCGCACGTTGAACCAGTCGTGTTCGGGCAGGGTGGTGATGCTGGCGAACGGCTTGTTGGTCCGCACCGCGCCCATGACGCCGCCCTCGCGCGGCTTCACGACGTTCAGCAGCGTGATCTGCTGCTGCGCCTTCTTCGGATCCTTGTGCAGCTCGGCGATCTTCGGGTGCGCCAGCGCCGCCGGATAGTCGCGCACCAGTCGCCACAGCGGCGCGCGCCACTGGAAGAACATGGTGTCCACCTGGCCGTCCTCGTTGACCTGCCACCAGCAGCTTTTCAGCGGCCGGTGCCGGTACACCGGCCCGTATCCGAACCTGCGGCCGGTCCAGGTGACGGCGTTGCCGAAGGCCAGGAACTCCAGCCCGGCCCGCGCCAGCGTCGGCACGAACCCGGACTGGGGCAACAGCATGCTGTCGAACACCTGCCAGCGCCGGTCCTCCAGATAGTCCCGGCTCTCGTCGTCCAGGTCCAGCCGGCGGCCGTCGGCGTCGCGGCGATAGACGGCCCGCCCGGCCTGGGTCATGCCGCGGTTGACGTTCGGGGCGACGAACGGCTGCGTCGGGTCGATCGCATAGGCGACGAACAGCGCCGTCGCCTGTTTCAGGTTCTGGCGCGGGATGTTGGTGACCACGCGCCGGTTCCGGCGCGTCGCCGGGCTCTGCGCATGCACCGTGAAATCGGTCGACGGATAGTAGTAGTCGCTGACCATCTGCCAGCCGGGCTCGAACAGCCGACGCTGGGCCTGCGCCTCGTCCCACTCGTTGCGCAGCATGCGCGCGCGGTCGTCCATGCGGGGCATGGTCAGCACGGCGGGCGCGGCTGCGGCGTCGGTCATGTCACCCGATCCCGGTCAGGGTCGGCGGCGGGGCCGCGGTGGCCGCCTCGGCGGCGACGCTCGAGAGAAACGTGCTGGCGCGGCCGCCCGATCGCAGCCGGCGCGTGCGCGCCTGGTCGATACGGTTCTGCGTATCGGCCGGATCGACCGGGCGGGGCGGCTCTTGGACCTTCGGACGGCGCAGGAAGCTCATGTGCCGCACCCTCAAGCCGCCCGGAAGGGGGTGGGGGTTGACGAAGCGGCGCGGGCCTCATGATCTCCTGGCGAGCAAACATGCAAAGAGCGGGGTGGCGGCGGTGAACGACAGTTGGCTTGCGGCCATGAAGGCCGCTATGGCGCGTGATCGCGAGACGCTCCGGTCAACGGAAGCCCGATGGAGCCTGTGGCTGGGCATCGGGAACGCGGGCGGGGCCGTGTTCGTGATCAGTCACATTCTGACAAACATCACCAAGTCGATCTCCTATCTGCTGCTTCCATCCGCCTGGATGTTCGCCGGCGGTCTGCTTTCGATCGGCGCCAGCGTCTTGGTTGCCATGATCCACGGCAAGATCCTGGTGAAGACGTGGGACGACTTCGACTTCGACGGCGCGGAAAACAGCCGGCCGCCGCCGAAGCTCACGGACAGCCTGGGCATCGCCTGCTGGGCTCTTGAAATCTTCTCGGCCGCCCTGTTCCTGTTGGGTGTTCTGTACCCGCTGGCCGTGGTCAGCGCTCGCTACGTCTGCAGCGGCCAGCTGGAACCCTAATCGAAGATCACTTCGACGACGTTGCTGGCGCCGGGCTCGCCGACGCCCATGCGGGGCAACAGGCCGGCGCGGTCCTGCACGCCGTCGCCGCCCAGGCAGGCATACTCGATGCTCTCGCCGCAGTCCGAGTACTCGTTCTTCTTGGCCACCATCGAGGTGCTGTCGCCGCGCTTCGGATAGTGGAAGCCGCCGTTCAGGGCCGTGATGCTGAACCGGCACTCCGGGTCGATCAGGAAGCCGTTCCGGCGCTTCAGCGCATCCTTCAGCGCCGCCCGGCGCAGCTTCGGGTCGTTAGTCGGGGCCGGAACGACGGTCACGCCGGCCGCGCGCGACAGCTCGGTGATCCAGCTCATGTTGCGGTTGACGCTGGACCGGCTTTTGCCCGCCGGGTCCATGACGATGATCGCCCGCTTGCAGCGCGGGAACCGCGTCGCCAGCCGCGCCTTGATCGCCTGGCCCAGCTCGACGGCGTCCATCTCGCCGTTTTCGGTGTCATAGGCCACGATCTCGGAGAACATGCGCCAGTGGCCGAACAGGCCACGCTGCAGGAAGGCGGCCGCGCCCCGGAAGCCGACGTCGACGCCGATGATGACCGGCAGGTCCGGGTCCGGCTCCAGCGGCTGGCTGGAGACATGCGCCGTCTCGTCAAAGTTGGGGTGCACCGGTTGGCCGAAACGGCCGTACTTGCGCTTGCACTGGAACAGGCGCTCGGTGTCGTGCACGTCCATCAACCGCGCCCGGTCGCGGTAGTACTGCGGATGGATTTTCTTCAGGTTCTCGACGTTCTCGGCCAGGGCATGGAAGCCGTCGGCCGTGTCCGGGTCATAGCCGGGCGGCTGCTTGTGCACCGTGAAGCCGTCGGGCGTCTTCTGGTAATACTGCTCATCGAACCAGCTGCCGATCAGCGGCGTGTTGGCGTCGCCCCACACGCCTGACCACCCGGGCGGCGCCGGCGGCGGCAGGCGGTCCTCCGGCTCGGGGAAGCGGCCGACCCGGTTCAGGCAGTAGCTGATGATGTTGGGGCTCTTGTGGGTGTCCACCTCGGGCAACCAGAAGGCCGTGCACTCCTTCCCCCGGAAGAACTCGTCCAGGTCCATGTCCTGCACGGCGCGGAAGCGCACATCGACCTCGACCGGCCCCTGACCGTCCGGCCCGCGATCGGGGATCTGGATGACGTGATCGGCCGGGTCGCCCTTGGCCCCGTTCCATTTGCCCCACGGGCGGTCCATGACCTTCAGGTAGGACGGGATCACGCTGTCCCAGGCGATGCGGTAGGTGGGGCAGACCACGAAAATACGGGCTCGACGCCACCCGTCACGCGGACTAGGTTGCTGCCAGAGAGCAGCGCGCAGACAGCGCCGGGCCGAAGCGATCGTCTTCCCCCCGGCCGTCGGCCCCACAATGAAGGCGCCCAGGCCCCGGTCGAACTCGTAGCGACGCGCTACGGGGCCTGCGAAGCCCCATCGCTGCACCTGGACCTTCTGTTGCTCCGCCACGCGGCTGACCCTCACCCCGACCCGGTTCGTCGGGGCTGGTTTCGGCCGCCCCGAAAGGGGGTGGGGGTTTCGTCGGGGCGTGAACCTGCCGGTCAGGGCCCCACTGGGAAACGAGGCCGGCCGCGATTTCGGGGGTGGGGGGCCTCGAGGCCCA